TAGCACTTAATGTATAATCTAACGTTTCAATTTTAATTTGGTCATCTACAATTACGGTTATTTCATTTGTGTTACTATGTGTTGTTGTAGAGAATGTAAACACATTAGTTGAACCGTCACCATTAAAATATTCATTATTTGCTGTAACACCAGTGCCTAATTTATACATGTATGCTTTAAGTTCACCCGGAGCACTTACTAATACATATGTGCCATTTTTACTTACTGCAATATCATAACCAAACAGTCCGTTTGTTGTTGGACTTGGTGAGCGCATAATATCAAATGGTTCATATGTTTTGTCTGTTTTCTTTTTAAGCACGATAGCATAGCCTTGCCCGCTATTACTATTTGGCGCACTTGTTACAATGTAATCGTCTGTGCTTGCAGTATCAAACTGCCAGCCTGCCCAACCACTATTCTTTAATTTGCTACCATCTACGACAGTATTACTATATGTAAAGTCTCCAGGTGTTAATGCAACTGTTAGTGCATTACTGCCACCTTGATCTACTGGTACTGTGTCTGTTTCTAATGTTGGTATCTCTTTGTATGTTGGACCAATAATATAAGGATACACGACTGTTCCGTCACTCTTAATTGTTAGGAAGTAAGCATAAGTTCCATCAGGATAATCTGGCGTTACGCAATAACGACCATTATGCTTATCCAATGTTCCTGCACCTACAGCAACACGATAGTCTTGTATAAATGTTCCTACAGGATATTCGGTGTATGTATAACCACGACCTGAAACTGGCTCAGGCCAAGTTTGCCAAGTAGATGTTTGACGTGTTAGCGTGGTTGTTGAATCAGTGGCAGTTTGGTAGCCGTATGGGCCATAGATTGGATAACCATCATATGCATAGCCTAGGATTTTGGAGTGACCGTCAGTGTGCCTCCAGTGGTCACCACTATAATTGGTGCCTTGATAATATGTATTTGCTTGATATACATGGTAATCCCATTGGCTTAAAAATTTGCCGCTGTGGTAATGGTACTGATTATCTTCTTGTGGATGCCCATGTGATGTATCCATACCAACTGCCGTTGCGTTTACTACGCCATTCCATACAAATCCTGTTGGAGCAACACCTTTGGCTGGGCCATTATCGTTTGGTAGTGTTGCCGTTGCTGAAGGATTTGCAAATATAACGCCATTTGCCGCAATGCCAATACCACCAAGTGGTACTGCTATTTGTGGCGCCGCTGTAGTATTTGTTCCTACACGAGTTTTAATCGTGTGTTTATAAGTTCGAGATACAACTCTATTTGGATTTTTACCATCTACTGTGGGAAATGTTCCAAATGGTGCTGGATGTGGCAACCCATCACTTTCTATTGTTAGTAAGTAACCTGAAGTACTTAATGTCCCTGCGGTCTTTGAAGTGCTGTCACTTACAAATATACTTTTAACATCAAATACTGTTTTAACATTACGTGTCCATTGCTCAATGCTACCTGCTGATGTTGTATCATATACTGCACCAACTAATATTGTTGACAGGTCTTTATTGCCTGCAACACCTTGTCCAAATCCTGTATTAGTTGTTTTACTATTAGGAAATAATTGTTTTCCTAACGTATATGGATCTTTCTTTTCAAGCATTGCCCATTTGCTTGTATTATTATGGTTATCAATCCAAGCATAATCTCCATCTAACCAACCAAATGTTGGTGATGTTCTATTAAGTAATGCTGAAGTATTTGCATATCTTGCACTTTCTAATTTTAAAAATTCACCACGAATTACTTCACTAACGGTGGTCAACTGTGAAAATGCAATACCGAAAGCAGTACTGGTGTTTGCATATAATACGAGTGCATTAACGCCAGTACTTGTTAAGTTAACTTTTACTTTATAAATTCCACTATAGTCATGATCATTATCAGCGGCATTAATACATCGTCGTAAAATAATATAATCATTTGCTAATATTGTACCTATAGGATTTTCAAAAGTTACAACGACTTCATTATCGGTAAGTTTAAATATAGTACTTGGAGCATTATTAGTACTACTAATTCTATATACATTCCAATCATTAGAATTCTCTGAATATGTTGGAGGATACGTATTAGAATTTGCACACCAAAGTTTGTCACCTATCTTAAAGGAATTTAAATATTTTGATTTTTCTGTTAGTTGTATAGAATCATCTACGCCTGTTACGATATAGGATCCAGTTCGATATGATGCAGGTATAGTATATGAATCACTAAATTGTACTACATCGCCAGTTGTTAAAGTTACAATTGGTTCATCTGTTGTAGTATAAGAATTTTTTCCAATAAGTTGTGTGTCAACGTTAAGTTCTTCTCCAATAATTATAATACTATTAGGAACCCATTGTTCTAAACTTAATACTTTATGTTGTACATCATCTAAACGAACATAGCCAGCATTAGGTAATGAATCTCGTGTGTTGATATTTTCTGTTAATTTTTTAAATACATTTTTATCAAATTGTCTTGGTTCTAATGGCTTTTGATATAAATCAGCAGGGCGATGTGTAATATTTGTATTTTTGTATTGTTCAGAAGAATTTATAATCTCAATTAATTCTGGATTATCTGTAAACTCATCTTCATTTAATTTAAATTCAATTACTTGTGAACTTGCTACAGAGCCATACTCACCGACCCTAAATGCCCACTCTTCATATAAGTTGAGTGTGCTGTCTATTGCTGGCAATTTTGCTCTTAATAATTTATTAACAACTGATGATGTACCTTTCTCTTTAATAAATCCTTGATAGAATTTCTTTTGTGATATTTCTTCAATTTGCAAATTTTCTAGAAACTTTCTCTTTTGAAATCCAATTAAATTAGATGCTAATGATGATACATCAGCTGTCCTTGCGTCTTCTTCAAAGTCATAAAATCCTCTAAAGTCATCTGCTTTAGTATCTAAATTGCTTAATAAACCAGTTCTTACTTTATCTAATTGTTTCCATTTACTATAATCAAATTTATTTGCTTCTGTTAAATCACCAGGTGTATGTGCTATATTATTTGCATAAAATTTACTTTTAAATTTTACAATGTCGCCCAATTTATAACTTAAATTGATATCCCATTCATCTACTGTATCATCTAATAATACATAGCCTGGTAACTGTTGTGATCCATCCCACAATTCTGTTTTGTATCCGACTAATTTAATTCTATTTTGACGACTACCTGTCATTTGTGACCAAATTACATCTTTAAACACAGTTTCATTTTCAATAATTAATAAGTGCTCTGTTTGTATTGGATTTAATAGTGTTGAATATATACCATCAACATCTGGACTTGCACTTAATTCAAAAATATTATCTACTCTGCTATAAAATAAATCAGTTACTGATATTTTTTCTTTATTTTGATTTAATACAGAAGATGGTAGCATATTATTTGCTAAATTTTCAATTTGAGAGTTTGTTAGATTAAGTTTAATTTTATTACTACCAGCACTTAACGTAATTAATGAACCAACATTAAAATTGCTCATTGTCCAAAATAAAAATTCGTTTGCCGTATTGTGCCAATCTTCTATTATCCCATGGCCAGGTGATATATTATCAAATACAAATCCAATACTTTCTAGATATCGAGCATAACTTATAATAAAATCATATGTTTCTTGTATTGATGTAAATTCCTTACCATATTGGATGACTGTAGATACTGACTCAAATTCCTCATAACGTATTACACTAACACCACCGGTTTTTGGCAATGCTTCTAATTTATAATAATTGCCTCTATCTACTTCAAAATCAGATGCTGTAAAATCAGTTGTTACCATATAAAATATGTCACCAATTTTTATTACATCAGTAGCTCTGTATGTTTGTCCAGTAATATATTCATGGAAGGTTGACTCTTTACCACCCATTGATACTGTGGTTCTTAATGGACTGGTAATAACACTAGGTAATATTTTAAATTGTGGTCTGTCTTTAGTGTAACCATCTACCTTATAACCATTAAGTGTTTTCTCAATTATTATACCACTATAATTGATACTTTGTATAGGACTACTTTCCATTAAATGGAAATTATAATCTTCTTGTGGTATAAAAATATCTGTTGTTGCTTTAGATGGCGATATTTGTTCTAGTATAATTTTTAACTTATTTTTATCAGTAAATCCTGACATTTTATAAGCTAGATTCATATTTAAAGCATTTAGTTGTTTATGAAATGTTGTAGTGCTAACACCTAAGTATTTTGAGTAGTCTACTATCCAGTTATTATAGCCTGATGTATGATCAATTGATGCATCGGTATTAACATATGAATTAGTTTTTGTATTATTAGGCACAACCGGCATCGCAGTTAACTTATCTACGTAATGTGATAATGTATTAAGTGATAATTTACTTGTATCAAACATAAGTTCAAAATATTTGGCTGGCTTTGTTAATGCTAATACTAATTGCACAGCAAATGGATAATAACTTGATCTACGCCATGAAGTTTCTGCAGGAGCATGGTCTCCAATTTTCCAACTAGCGGCAACATCAGTATCAACTGCTCCTAGAATACCAACGTCTCGTGGTGATTTTAAGTTGCCAGTAGCATCAGTTGGAATATAATTAGCAACCATACCTGTGCGTTTATATTCATCATACGTGCCTGCTCTGGTACCACTTACAATTTTTCCTTCTTCTAAGTCTGCCCATAGCACTAAATTATCTCCGGTGTATGGCGCAGGACCGTAAGTTGTTTCCCACCAACTTGGTTTAATAGTAAACCCAAGCATTTCCCAAGGATGTGAATGTGGACGATCTGTGTCGTAAAAATACTTATAGATGCCACGCCAATATCCTGGCAATGCTTCTGTTCCACCAAATCTGTCTTTTACTTGTCCATAATTCCAAGTGCTATTATCCGTACCGCTATACGTTGTATTTTTAGCATAATCAACATTGAAGTTGTTTGACCACTTACTAAATTGTATTGCTAAAATATTATTAATTTGTGCTGTTGTATATGATGTTTGCCTATATTTTGCAGAAAATGTATCAGTCAATTTAATTAATTTAGAATCATATACTGCTTTTATATTATTGTAAATTCGTTTTTCTAATTCTAATAATATGTCATCTTTATAGTCATTATATGCTGGTGTAATAGAACCATCATGCCCTTGTATTACATTAATGGCTGTTACATAACTATCATCAGAATATTTGCTTGGAATATATTTAGGATATAATCCTAATTTAGTTGGTGTTGGTGGGATAAAATTACCACCAGTGTTTATATACTCAACAATTTTAATAACATCATTCTCTGCTAATGTAACAGTGCTTGTTAAAGTTACAAAAGGAGTAGTTGTTGAGAAAGTATAGTCTTGATCCTTTAACAACATTACATCGTTTTTATAAACTAATACTGCTGTTTGCCCAGGAACTGTGTCATTATATGTTTTATTGAGTTCAAATTGTTTATTGTCAATATCAAATACTGTATATGATAATGTTGTTATATCTGTTGAAAATGGCACCATATCACTATCATAATATGACATTGTGCTACTTTTACCCGAGAACATTGATTGTAGATGTTATCAACGAACTTTGAAGTGTTTGTTAATTGTGTAAGGTTGGCGGCTTCATTTAAAAATTGATTTTTAAATCTATTATATTCATTACCAGCATAATCTACTGCTTGAAAAAAATTATAATTTTTATTAGACAACATATAACCTGCTTTGAGTAAACTGCTTGTGTGTTGAATAACTTTAGTGCCTAATGACGAAATACTTCCAATATCTCGGATATTATTGCTTCCTAGTGTAGCACCCGAAAAGTCTAAACTATTTTCAATACAACTGCCAATATGTTCTCTAACTTGCCCTAACGTAAAATTCGTAGTAATAGACATATTATTAAATGGGTTATTACTCATGTTAATTGGCATAGTATAAAATTCACCAGTAGTTAGATTTTCAATACTAGTATCAGTATGAGTTTTAATAACTAAAATATCACCAACAATTAAATTACTTGTAAAATTAACATACTGGAATCCAGAAGAATTTGTAATAAAGTAATCCTTAGTTGTTGTACTACTTGTGCCTTTTTCTTTTAATTTACCATTTACTGTAACAATTAAATTCTTTGCATTAGTTTCTGTTCTTGGAACAGTTGTTACTTTAAAAACTTTAAGTTCAGAACCTACAACAATGGTTTGTTGTATAAATTGTCTACTTTCAAATGGTGCTTTCGCCCAGTTAGAAAGTGTGGAATAAGTGGTTAGAGCTGTGTTCTTATGTAAAAATCCTGTAGCAAGTCTTACGGATGTTGTAGTGCCTGCTGTGGCATCAGAAGTGTATGAAAAACTATCTTTGACTAAATTGTCTTTAAAGACAATGTCACCAATGTTAGTGAAGTTTTTATATGTTAGGGCAATGCCTAATTCTGTGTCAACAGTACCAGCACTAGATACAGCATAACTAAAAATGTTTGATCCAGCAAATGTGCTACTTGCGTATGTTGATAAACTACTACCACTTTTATCAAATACATCAAATAATGGTGCTTGGTTTAATCCAGTTTTTACTTGTCCTTTATTCCATTTGCTATTTTTATAATACCACGGCGTGCCTTTATTAGCAACACCTGATTTAACAATAATAGTATTGTCAGTTGCAGGATCTGCCACTGTAGTATTTTTTTCTAAATGTATTACATTTTCACCACCAATGGATACAAGTTGTATGTCATATATATAACCATTGACTAATGGATCAGTGTCAGCAGTAAATGCAACTTGTTGCCCAGCTGCTAATGCAACACCGTCAATGTAACCACCAGGCTTGCCTTCTAATTCTGTAAAGGCGTCTGTAAAAATACTATCAATTAAATCAATTGTTGTTAGTTGTTTTGTGCCATAATTATATAACTTAATGTCATCATCAAATTCTATAATTGGTCGTTTTGCTCTTACTGCTGAATTATAATTGGCAACATCTTCATTATATATTGCTGTTGCGCCAATAATATCCTCATGAAACCAACGGTTATTATTACTCCATTGGTTACCATCAATCGCACCTCGTTTAATAGTTAAGTAATCCTTACCTAGGGTAAACACAGCAGATTCTGGTGTGTATAATTCACTTAGCGGAATTAATCTAATACCCTCCATTGTACCTACGTCCGCAACAATATAGTCAATGTTTGCTTGTGTTGACGGCGTAACTGTACCAGTAAATCTTACTTTAAGTCCTGTTGAAAACTTTAATGTTTTAAGTCCATCTAAAGATGTATATGTATAAGTTTTCTTCCCTACAATATCACTAATGGTAATCGGATCGGTAATGTCACATCTATCTGGACCTGATGGTAACCAATAGTATTTTGTGTAGTTAATAGTTTTATCATAGTCAATTGGTGGTGACCACACGGTATATTCACTACTAAACAATTTATTGTGATCATAATTGTCGCCACCAGTGGCTTCAATTGAGTTAACTATATCAATATATGTTGATGCAAAATCATATTTTGTTTCTGATAATTCTTTTTTAATAGTAATTGTTGGTTCTAATTGATAATTTTTTCTATCATTATCTGTTTCAATAATATATGCGTCTGTAGTTTTAAAATTATCAACATCTCGCCGTCCAACAAATCCATTTAGTACATCATTTGTACCAGGAGATGTTAACTGATCTAATGTAGCATTCAAAAACTTTTTATTTACATCAGTTTGAAACTGCTGTGGTAACAGGTTTACAGTTTTACGTATTGCCATTGTATTTCCTAACTAGTAACAATTGTGCCACTTGCTCTAATCTTAGAAGCAGTTACGGCATCTATAATATCTACATCTTCTACTTTTGCATCGCTAATAAAAACTTCATCACTATTACTTTGTATTTCAAATAAACTACCAAAGTTTTGGTTAGTGCCTTTTGGCACAATTAAAACAGTAGCAATATATGGAGTTAGTTGATTATGTATATACGCGGCAAGTTCAGTAAAGTAAAATGTCTCACCAAAATCCCAGTTATTAATATTAAAATAATCATTAATTGCTTCTATTGTTTGTGTTTTAATTTCAGTATCTGTTACAGTTGTTGCACTATTTTTTACAATTTTAAATGATGCCTGTAAACTACTACTAGATTTGTTACCAAATATTGGTTTATATTTGACCGGATGAAAAATAATTTCATCACTTAGCATTTTATAATCTAACAAATTGCTAAATTGTGTACTTAATTCAGTAGTAGTATTCGCTTCAGGTGTAATAACTGTGCCTGTATTATCTTGAATATATGTTGTATAAGCATTACTATATGCTCTTGTTAATACATACATATCAATAATATTACTTAATCCTGGATTAATTCTCCTATCTGATGGTGAATTATGCTTGTAATTAAATTTAAGTGTTTTGCGTCCAGTATATATTTTATAATCTGTACTGACTAAAAACGTGCTATCAGTTTTATTAAACACTCTAAATGCTTTATCTGTAGTTAAGTAAATTACTTCCTTGTCGGTAAACAATGTTGTAGAGGCCGCAGCCAATGCTATTGCTGTAGCATATGTTACATTAACTGTTTTAGTAGTTAATTGAAATTGTTCTTCTCCACTTGCTATTGTAAATTTTTCAAAAAATACATATTTGCTTGTTGGACTAATTATTGGAGCGACAACTAGTGTAAATTGATCTGGATTGTCTGGGATGCCATCAGCATCACTATCCAAAAATGTTACTAGTACTCTGCGTGAATTTGTTGCGCCTGAAAATTCTGTATCCAACCCATAAATTTGCCAAATATGATCTCTGTCCATTGCTGTTAATGCATCAGGTTTTGTATTAATATTTAATACATTAATTTGGTCTGTAATTGTTTTTGCTGTGCGTGAATTATAAATTTTAACGGAACTGTCAAAATAAAAGCGTGTTTCCATATCACTTTCAAAACTATATTTTAATCCTCTATACGTTGTTGTATAAATTGTTCCATTACTTTTTAATCTAATTAACCAACTAGAATCTTTTTTAAGTCCAGTTGTATCACCAGCATAAGCAAACGAGAATACAGAAGTTGTATCTAAGTCTGCGGCTAATATAATTACCCATGTTCTTGTTGTAGCATCAAAACGCAATCCAAATTCTTCATGTTTAAAGATTTTAGTTAACATTGATGTTTCCATACTGGATGGTAAGTCTGTTACAAATTGTGGAATAATTTCAGTAACTTCAGCACCATCACTAATTAACTCACTAATGGTTACTGGGCCTGCTCCACTTGCTAAATTGCCTGCGCCGCTGTTATGCCCATCACCTGTTACACTTTTAATCATTGCCCATATGTCTGCAAATGTATTTGGGGCACCTACACTACCTGTGTGTAAACTACCATCTGATTTAAAATACTTGCCAGCTGGTGCATTAAATTTTACCAAAGACGATGCGGCCAAATATTTTCTGTTATCTGACGATGGCGAAGCTGTTCCTATAGGAACTGATGATCCTAAACTATTTTTAAAATACCCCGTGCTTGAATTAGTACTTGTAGTCGATTGCTCCCACGTTGTTGTACCAACTGTAATTCTATCATATTGGTCAAAATAATAATGTTTACTACTTACATCACGTAATATTGGTTCTATTTTATCACGTATTACTCGCAATATATCCATTTCATTAGCAAATTCAAAATCAAATGTGTTGGAAAAATATTCTCTAAATAATATTCCGTCTGTGCCAAATACATTAGTTGAAGAATATTTTGCTGTTGGATCTACGACATCTAAGTAACGAGAAATACCACTTGATGTTCTGTTTGTTGCTTTTGCTTTAATAATATCACTAGTTGTAGTAATTGGGAAAATATTATAATCTTCACCATTTACCATACGATTTTGTGTATAATAACTTTGAGGAGCCTTAGTTCTAATATCGTCTAATGTTTCTCTATTAGCGGCATTAGTAACTTCTGATTGTAGACTATATGTCATAGTTAAAGAATGTGTTATATTATTTTTATTAACATATTGTACAATAACAGTGACATTTTGCATGTCATCTGTGCTAATACTATAATTTAAACCATTACTTTGTCTAAAATAACCTCTAAAATTACCACGTGGTATATCGGTAAAAATACCATCACCAAAAATATATGCTATTTGATCATTCTCTCGTGAGTTAACACTGTATATTGTTCTTACATCTTTACTTAAACTATTATATATAATATTGTTACCAGTTGATGCTTGAACTTTAGTCCATAATCTATATAAATCATTATTTGAATCTAGTTCATATAACCAAACATCATCATTATTAACGTTAGAAGAATTAATTAATACTTGCCTATTAGGTATGGTATCATCAATTGCGAAATTTGCGGCTTGTAATATACCTTGTTTAAAATATACAAAAAATCCAGTGTTAGCACTACCATTGCCTTTCCCATCATTTCTATATAACATACCAAAAGATGAAACATTGCTAGGGGCATCTTCATAAACATAAGTTTTGTCTTTTATTGTTGCACTTACAATCTCAAAATCCATAGACATGTTGTCAATTGACTCTGTAAATGAATATACTGGTAATATACCTGCGGGTATATTAATTTGGTATTGTTCTGTTTTAACATTGTTAATAATACTAGATAAATTGGGAGTACCAACTTTTTGTGTTGTAACCATGGCGGCATTTAATATTAAATTAACTTGCTCTGCATAGTCAATATTGTTAATGTCATTCCATGTAATAGTAGTATTTGCTAAGTTTGTTCCATTAGAATCATACACATCCTCTGATGTAACCATACTTTGTAATTTTAGTAATCCGCTTGCGTTAACATTTCGTTTTGAATTATAACTTACTAAACGAGCTAGTCGTAAAATACTTTCTCTGCGTTCAGCAGTTGCAAGAAAGTTTTCCCTAGCATTTAAATCTATCCTATAACTAATATTTTGCCCCATATATGCAATAAGATCTATTAGTGCTATAAACTCTGAACTTTCAATATAATCATTAAAGTCTTCAGGGTAATGTACTTGTAAATAGTCTATCATAGACTTTCGTAGTGTTTCGAAATCGTAACTTTCGAAATCTGCATTAATAAAAGATTGATATAATACTTTCCAATCTTCTGCTTCGTATATTGTATTCTGTCTTGTTGTTAACGCCATTATAATGTGCTCACAGTTGCTTGTGTATTGTTTTGATTAAAATCAAATAGTATACGCTCTACTTTTGCTTCTGGTATGTAGTTTAGTTCCATTTGAACTAATAAACCATTCTCATATTCCTCAACTAGTACACTATCTGTTTCAATTCTCGGATCGTATGCTACAATTTCTTGTATATTTTCCTCAATACTGGTAATAATAACATCTGTCAATGGTTCATATAATGAATCCCAAATGATAGATCCAAATTCTGGATTAAATAATTTCTCACCTTTACGGATATTAAAATGATTTAACAGATCTTGCTTTGCAAGTTCAAAACCACTCATTGTATATCCGTTGGAAAAATTCTTATTTCGTGTTGAAAATCCCTTAATTGTTGTAGCCATTACAAGTAATATTTAGTTATTTAAATAATATGCTAGTATATAAATTAAGTAGATATATCAGGAATTTCCACAATGTGTGGCGTTGAGCCATATGCAGGAGCTGAACTTGTTTGATGAACACGCAGATCTGGTTCGTGCATTGGGACTCGTTCCATTGCTGTCATATATCTATATTTTCCATCTATATAATATGTTTTTGTAGCATCTTGTAAGGTAGTCCATGTATTATTATATAATGGTATATGAGATGCTTCTTCAGCCTGATTACCTGCTTCTGTATTAAGTTTAATTGGATGTTCTTTCCCACCACCACTCTTAAGAAATATACATGCCAATGATGTAATACTAATTGCCTCTTTACTAGTAACATTAAACCAATCTGTTGTTTTAATATTATATGTACCAGTAGTAGTTTGTTTCATATTACCATTAATAAAGAAATGGGCATGTCCCTTGCCACTTACTGAACTTGGATTTGTTTCAACTCTTAAATTGTGGCCGGCAAGCATAACTAAATCCTCACCAGATTGTATATGAACATTTTTATCTGCAAGGAAATTCATATTGCCTTCAGTATGCACACTAACATCTTGCTTACTAAAAATATCAATTTGTCCTGCGTTTGTCATCTCAACCCAGGCACTACCTGTAGCATTGCCTATATAGATGATACCATCTGTATCATTTAATAATAATTGGTGTCCTGTGCCTGTGCGTAGTCTAATTAATCTGTTATCGCCTGTATTATCACCATCATCCATAACAAATTGATGGCCAGCCATACGACTAGCAGGCCAGTCATATGCTTCCATTTTTGGATCAGTATTGATTATACCTTGTTTTATTTTTGGTCCGGATGAATCCAATGGGCCAGGTGTTAAAATACCAAACACATTAGAAGGAGATTCTCGTTGAGCACCGGATGTTGTAAGTCCTCTTGCGTAGTCTAACTCTAATCCTTGTGCTAATAATGTATCATTAAATGGATGAACAGGGCGTGGAACATTTTTATAATCTAATTGTGTTTCATGACCTATTTTATTAAATTCTGCAACTGGAACTTGTGAAGCATTTTTAGCAGGAACTTTACCATCACCAGCTGCTGAGAATTGTTTTGCTTCTTTTGTTCTTGTTGTTGAATGAAATGTTGGGCTAACTGGTATACCTGGGATCATATGTAGCATAAATGAATCTGGCAAGTAAGCTATAACAAGGCCTTGTTCTCTATCACCTTCTACAAACATTACTAATACTGCTGTATCTATATCTGGGGTTGGAAACCACATACCATATGATTTCATTGTGTTAGCATATTTTGTTTTATCTTTGCCTGTTGCATTTGTTCTACCATAATATGGTAATGCTAAACGACATATAACACAATTTTCAAATAATTCTGCTTTGCGGTCTGGATTTTCTTCGCTAGATGTACGTTGTCCTACTAATGCAGGTATAAAAACAGCAACTCGACCTTGTCCAGTTTCATCTGCACCATGTTTAATTATTCCAACATAAGGACCAGCATTTGGATTAACTGATAGATTTTGTTTAGTAGTAGGTTTTCCTGCTACGTGCTGTTCTGCCATTGATTATTCCTTACCGCGCTCTATTTCTGGAAAATATCCCATTTCTTTCCAAGAATATGTTTTGTTTCCATATTTACTATGTATTGTTCTATTTGATTCGCTTACTGAATTGCCATTCATAAAAGCAGCTTTTGTTATCAATGGATCAGTAGTAGAAATAATTTCCTGTCTATATTGTTTAATCAATTGATTATTTGTTTGTACGCCTGTAGAGTCTGTTGCTGTATAACTAGAAGTATTAAACATTCTTTCTGATCCGTATAGACCCTTGTTGCCTGTTTTATTGGATAATAATATACTACCAGCACTATCTACAACATGTGCTGAAATTTGTTGGCCAGATAATGTGCGTCGTGAATTTATTCCTTGTTGTTTTAATTCATTACGACTCATTGTTTGTCTAATGCTTGTTCCACTAGCTACAACTCCATTTTCTACACTTAACACAGGATCACCTTGTTGATTAACATTAACATTAAAACCTTGATGAGGTCCAACTCTTCCTGCTATTGTTGTTGCATCTGTAGAAGTTGTTGTTACAGTTGCTATTCCAGCACGCCTTGCTTCTGCAGCTCTAAATCTTGCCGCATTTATATCTTTATTAGTTTGCGTTGCCACTACTACACTTTGTGAGTCCGTATTGTTCGTAATAGTATCTGTATTAACTGCTGAACTGCTTCCAGTTGTTCCATCGAACTCTCCAGCAAATTCAGTTTCATTACCCATGTTTCGTACAGTGGCTTCTTGGTCCGCAACAGTATCAAATGAATCTACTTCAGTACTAGCTGTACCACTAGTTTCACTACCTGGAACGCCTGAAGCCGTACTTGTTGCAGGAGTGCTGGTTGCGGTTACTGTGTCAGAACTAAAAGAATCTATTTGAGATGCAGCTTCTAATTCAGCAGGAGACATCTTTTTAGTTCTATCTTTTTCACCACCTGGTTTTGCTTCACGGAATTGATCATATATACGAGTCATTTCCAGTTGTTGTGTAAATTCCCCGCCGGTGAAACTATTACTTACTGTCCATATTCTGTAATAGCCTGACAATGTACTATTTTTAAAACGCTTATCACCTGCACTAAAGTCTACTATTCCTTTTGCGTCATCTATATCTTCAGGGGTTCTATAAATGAGATAAACGTGAGCATCTTCTAAGTCAGATAACATAGCACCATTGCTAGGATCTACTGCTTCTGATTTAGGTACTTTTAATGAGGATTTATTAGGAGTTTTCATTGCAAGAATACCATCTTGCTGTAAGTAACAAGGATCACCCACTATGTCTAATGAACAAGACATCATATCAGAACCTAATTGTCTATATAAGTTCTCCATCAGAGTACCGGCTTGTTCTTGTTCTCCAGTTGCGTGGTTAGTGGTTGAAAATTTAGCATTACCCTCTCCTTGTGCGCCACCACCAGTCATATCATCTTTAGCCTTAAGGCCGCCTGCAGAGCTGCTAGTTTTTGCTTTTATTGAGTCTTTGCTTGCACCACTATTGCCAGTTCCCTGACCAGTTATTGCCATAAAAAACGCATTTTTAAATTGTATACCTAAGTTTAAAATATCAATATTTTGTCCTGTATAAATGTATTGATAATTACGAATTGCTGGTCGTGCATTACCATCTCCAGGTTTTGCGTCTCCATCAGTAGCAACAGGATCCGTTACTAGATATGGATCAATTTGGATAATAGTATGAGATGGGTACATATTTCTTATATTATCATAATCTTTACCAGTAGGTCCACCTAGTTTTTTAACATATGTTATTTTCCACCACATTAATCCTTTTTCTGGATTTTTTAGTATTGTTCTTTCTGCAACTCCACCAGAAGTACCTGATACGTCGGCTGTAGGATCAGTTAACTGATCAGTGATGTATGTACTTTCTCGGATAAGTTTTTCTATCAAAGACAAATATGTTTGTCCTTTATCTGCAACAGTAACAAGATAATTACCACGTATGCCAGCTTGATACCTAACAGATTCATTATGCTTATATTGCCCCGCGGGGGATGCTTTTCTGGCCGCGACAATGCCATCAATACCTTTTCCTGCAGTATTGGCGGCTGTTAGATCCATAGGCTTATTTCGTAACATTGTTTGCTCTGCTACTCGCGGAGTAACAAACGCCTTAGCAATCACAGGGTCAATAGCAAATTCAATTGTATCAGGAAATTCCTGCACTTTAGGAGTTATAACTTTTTTCTCCATCCCGACAATAGGCCCACCGCCACTGTGGTCGGCCACATCTTCACTTCGTGCCTTTTGTTCTTTAGCAAATCTTTCTTCAATTTGTTTAGCAAAATGCATTATTGAACTACCTGATAATGTTGTTAAACTTATAGCGTTTGTAATAGGATTTTCTTTAATTACACACATAGCTAAAAATTCTATACTGTAATCACAACCTTCACCTTTTACATCAAAAGCCATTGAAACTAATCTAACAGGAACATATCTTGTTGCTGGTTTTATATGCACAGGATTACTTTCTTCATCATATCCAAGAAAATCTATTTTAATAAGTAATGGTTTTTCTGTCCAATTTGGTCCATCTTCAGTTAATACTGATTCAAATCGTTCAAGTAAAGTAGCACCAATTGGTTCATGAACTTCCATAGCAAGAGTAAACAAATTAGTTGCTCTTGTATTACTGCTCATTCCCATCATTGCTTCAGTAGTCAATGATGTAATACTAAAATCTACATTAAAATCTGGATGTCTTTGAGCAAACCCTGATGTAAATGTATCTGATATACCACCACTTGAAAATAATGTATAACAGCCAGTACTAATAATACCAGGCATTTTTTCCCAGGTGCCATTCTCCACCATGTTATTATAATCTCTCATACTTTTAAAACTTAATACAGATATTTTATAGGTATAATTTGTATAATTGTGAAGAATATTATCAGCAGTTTGTGGCCCTAGTTTATTTTTGTTTACAGAAGTAGTGCCTGTAATAGGGTCGTTAGCAGGAGCTGCGTTGTTTTGTTTGTTTGGGTTTTTCCAAGCAGGTGCTGTAGTGCCACTGCCACTACTACTATCCGCCGTTGTTTTCTTTTCCTCGGTCGGCCTTATCAAACCCATTGTTTTGCCCCCATATTAACCTAAATTTCCAAGGTATTTTCTAATGTTCTTTTTTGTGGAAGATAAATGCTAACACCAGTTACAAAGTCAAATACAGGATCAACTAATATATCTGGATTGCGTACAGAAAATACCCACCACCAACCTGATTGACCGTATATGTCATATGCTAATAAATCTGGTCTATTATTATA